CCAGAAAGCATCAAGAGTAAATACAAACCTTCATACCCTAGGAAATATAAGGGCAACCCTGACAATATTATATGTCGTAGTAGTTGGGAACGCAAGTTTTGTAAGTGGTGCGACCTGAACGAAAATATTATGGAGTGGGGTAGTGAAGAATTCTGGATTCCATATGTGTCTCCTGTGGACAGGAGAGTGCATCGTTACTTCCCTGACTTTATTATCAAAGTAAAAGAAAGCACAGGTCAAATCAAAACCTATGTGATTGAAGTGAAACCAAAGAGACAGACCATGGAACCCAAGAAAAAATCAAGGGTCACTAAGTCATACATCTATGAATGTAAAACATATGCTGTCAATCAGGCAAAGTGGAAAGCAGCAACTGAGTTCTGTGAAGACAGAAGAATTGAATTTAAGATAATCACCGAAGAAGAACTAGGTATCAAATGAATCGTATCGAATCCATAAGATTTGACATTCAATCAGAGAAAAATATTGATGATAGAATGGAATTGATTATGTATGCTTTGAATGATACTGTAACACCAATTCCTGAAGAGGGTAATATCTGCACATTCAAATACTTTGCAAAGACTCCAAACATTAGTTACGATCAGCATCCTTTAGTGGCAGTAACTGAAATATTTCCCTGGGGATTTCGTGGTATAAACTTTCATCACCAAGAGTATAGAAACTATACCTGGGAAGAATTAGGCACGCAGGTTTACATAGTTCAAAGAGATGAACTTGATGATTTACTGTCATTAGATTATGGCAAATTCCTGCTAAATAAATAAAAACCATATCTAATGGCTGAGTTTAAGGCTGGCACGAGAGAGCAAGTAAAAAACGGACAAGCGCAATACGTTGCTGGCGACATCGTAGCAAAGGATGCTATTAATCCAGTGGGGGGAGCAGCCACTAGAACTAAATCTGTAACACAGATTACCGGCAGGGATTCATCTGGAAGAGTAACATCTTCAAAAACAATTTTGTATGTTGAGAAGAATGGAAACTGGCAACCTGCTGCATCAAAAAGAGATGGCAAATGGAATTTTAGTGATCCAGACTATCCCCTAATGGCAGGGGTAGCAGATGCTGAGTTGCAAAAAGATTTAGCAAATCCTAGTTCGACTATCAACAAAACCACAAATAATGGCATTAAAGCAGAATTAGGTAAGAGAGCAGATGTACTTCCCTCTACTGATCCTAACAAACCAGGTGACGTGGATGTAATCATGCAGGGTGATCAAAACGGTGCTGATCCATGGGAAGCAGAAGATAATGGATTAGAAGGTCGTCCACTTAATACAGAAACTAAACCATTAGATCAAATCCCCAAGTCACAAGGTGGCACTGCAGATAAGATTGCGGCAGCAGCAGGCACAAGAAATAGTTTTGGAGATCAAATGTTTCCATCAGATCTTGCGGAGACTGGCATGGATGTGATTAAGTTTACCATGCTTGAGTTCAAACCAAGAAAAATTGCTTCAGGACCTGGAGCATTTGGAAAGGTTCAACAAAGACAAAAACCAGGACAAGGTAGAAAAGGTATTGGTACTGTGATGCTTCCAATTCCTGGGGGTGTTAATGATACAAACGCTGCTGATTGGGGTGATGGTAGAATGAATCCTCTTCAGGCAGCAGGTCTTGAAGTGGCAGGAGCGGCATTATCACAAGGATTAGAGGCAGGTATGGTCTCTGCAGGAAATCAAATACAAGGTGCGGGCAATAATGCTGAACAGGCGAAATCAGCACTCAAAGGTTTATTTCAAGCAGGTTCGGTAGGTCTTGATCCTAATGAAGTGCTTGCAAGAACACAGGGTGCAGTCATCAACCCCAATCTTGAATTGCTTTTTAAAGGTCCTACCCTTAGACCTTTTAATTTCACCTTCCAGATGGGTGCTAGAAACGAAGGAGATAGTCTCCAGATCATGGAGATTCTAAGATTTTTTAAACAAGGAAGTGCTCCTCAGAGAACACAATCTCAAATGCTAGTTAAAGCACCTCACACATTTCAGATTGAATATCTTCATAGACAACAAGATAATAATAAATTTTTAAATCGAATTAAAGAGTGTGCTTTATTAAATATGAGTGTGAATTACACACCTAATAATAACTATGCAACCTTTGACAACGGAGCACCAACATCAATTGAATTAACATTAGCATTTAAAGAATTGGATCCTGTATTCAACGATGATTATAATGGTATCGAAGGAGTAGGTTTCTAATGTCAAGTTATTTTTCAGAAGTTCCAAATTTTGAGTATGTCAGTAGACTTCCTGACGCTAAGATTTCTGATTATATTACTGTCAAAAACTTTTTTAAGAGAGGATTTCTTAGAGAGGACATCTTCCAGAACCTTTCATTTTTCACAAAGTATTCAATAACTGGTGATGATCGCCCCGATAATGTAGCATTTGAAGTTTATCAGGACTCCTCTCTTGACTGGTTAGTTCTGATGGCAAACAATATTGTCAATATTCAAAATGAATGGCCACTCTCTAATAGAGATTTTGATGAAATACTATTAGACAGATATGGTTCTTATGACACTTTGTTTAATGGTATTCACCACTATGAAACTATCGAATTAAAGGATGCTAGAAATGTTGTAATTGTGAACGCTGGACTTAAAGTCGAATCAGATTATTCAATTACATTCTATGATGAGCGTGCTGGTCAGATGAAAACTGAAACACCAACTATTCCAGTCACAAACTATCAGTATGAACAGAAGGCAAATGAAGATAAGAGAAATATTTACTTACTACAACCAAGATATCTACAAATCGTTCGTGATGATCTAGAAGATATCATGACATACAGAGAGGGTTCCACCCAATACATGAGTGAAACCCTCAAACGTGCTGATAATATCAGACTATTCAGTTAATCACTCTTCAGCGAGTTTCTGGAAGTAAGACAGAGCATCATCCTCATCAGAGTCAGCAGACTTAGTGGGGGTGA